GTTCCGCACCGATCACTCTCTCGGCCGCGTCGACCAGTTGCTGGAAGATGGGCGTGTTGCGATCTGTGGCAGCGAACCCGCGCAGCTTCTCGACCAATTTCGAAAAACCATCCTTGTACTTGCTGCCCGCCGTGGTGACATGCAGCTTGGTAAGTTGCCTTCGGAGATCGCACATGCTGTCCGGGCTGCCTTGCCACACGTCGGGGGAATAGAAACGGGCCAGGAAACTCACACCGCGCTGTCCACGCGTGACAATCTCACACTCAATGAGCTGGCCAATGGCGCTGGCGGCTCGTTGCTGGAACTCGACCGGCACGCTCGCCGTGATGCCGTCGTCCCCGCCGTACAAACCTAGACGTGACCACGCCTCTGCGGAGGGGAAGCCCATCTCACGCAGGGCTGAATACGCAATGTAAGCGCTGGTGATCGTGTTGAAGTCTGAGGTCTCCGGCGACCCGGAAAGACGTGTGTCCTCTGTGTAATACTTGTCGCCGGTGGCAGTGAACGCCTTCTGTTGGTATTGGGTTCTGCGCGCGTGTTGCATGTCCTCTATGCAGTCTCTGTGGAATGCGCGCGCCATGATGATCTCTTCAAGTTCACGGCTGAGATTGGATGTGCGCCCATCGCACTTGCTGAGGTCAGAATTGGTAACGAAATCGGCTGCCGAGCAGATGTCCGCCACTCGCCCTGCTATGCTGAGGGGACTGCGGCCAAATGCATACCAATGCGTAACCTTGAGCCGCGTGGTGAAAGAATAGAGATAGGCGCTATACTTCAGTTTGTTCTGCCCGGGAATCGTGGTGATGTTGCGTGGATGGTTGATCTTGCCGTACGACTCCTTCTTCATGAAAGCAACTACAGGAGCCTCTGAGAAATCGCCGAGGGCTGCTGCGGCGTCCAGTATCCTCCGTTGAGTTGGCCTGGGCTGGCGCTCACGGATCGTGTCGTAGTCCACGGGATGGAGCTCATGGGCAACAACATCCGGAACGAGGAGTCGGGCAAACTCTTGCATACGACCAAGGGCGATGGCCGTGAGGGGCAGCGGTTCTTTGAGGAGGTGCTGCAACCGCCCAGCGGCTGCCTGGCGGTCGTTGGATTGGCACACAGTGGGTACGTGGCAACCCAAGACCAGCGGGGTCATGAATGGCACCATGGCTGGTCTGTTGCGGTCGTCGAAACTGGCGGGTTGGAATTCCATGCGCATGATCGAATCTGGAACGGGAAAAACGATGGCAGTCCGACAATGGGTAGCGTGGCGGTGGTACATGGTAAGCACAGACGCGGGTGCCATGGACGTGTCGTCTGTCGTAGTCTTTACCTGGCCTATGGTGAGCGTTGTGGAACCCAGGGCACTCTGAGTGCGCAAAGAGTCATCGAGCCGCACTGGAATCTTCGCGCTGGCCATCTGCCCGGCAATGCCAGTGCACATCTTGGGACCATCCGGGTCTTGCACTGTGAGCCTTGTGAAGACTGTGTTTGTCTTACCAGTCTTAACTTGCTCGGCGACCGCCAGCCTGGACAGGGCTGCTCCGCTGACAAACCACGACAACGAGAGCAAAG